GGGCATCACCTTCGCCGAACTCGACGGGCTTGTCGGCCCCCGCCTCGGCCAGGTGGTCCAGCAGCGCCACCACCACCGGGCGGCGCTCGGCGGGCAGGTGCACGGTCTCGGAAAAGGCCACATGCTCGGCGTGGCGGGCCTGGCGGGCCGCCTTGGCGCCCGCCTCCAGTTGCGCCTTGAGGCGGTCGTTTTCGGCCTGCAGGGCCGCGGCTTGGTCAGGGGTCACGGAGGTCTCCGCAGGTTGGGGGGAAGGGGTAGACGGGGGGACGGGCGCAGGAGGCTCGGCGAAGGCTGCCACGGCAGGTGCCGCGATGGGCGCCCCGTCCGGGCCCAGGCCCATCGCCTTGTTGATCTCTTCATTGGCAGCGCGCTCCAGGCCGGCCACCTCGTATTGCGGCACCACCTGGTCGGCGGTAGCGGCACCGAACTTGGCCAGCAGCCACTCGCGCAGGTTGCGCATCAGGCGCGCCACGGTGGCCTCGTCCCAGGCGTCGCCAAACTCCACCACGCCGGGCTCGCCTTCGGCAAAGCTCGTGAGCCGGGGTTCGCGCAGACCCTTGACGGCCGGCGGCTGGGCGCCCAGGAACCCGACGTGGCGCAGGTAGTACACCCCCGGCACCGGGTTGGCCGGGCTGTCCGGGGCGTAGAAGCTGGCGCTGATCTTCTTGAAGCGGCCGGCCTGCACCAGCTCGGCAAAGGCGGGGTCCACCTGCTGGGGCTCGGCCTCCAGGCCGCCCGCGCCGGCGCTCAGGGCCTTGATCCAGCCGTAGGCCGGCGCGTTGTCGCGCGGGTGGCCCACCACGATGGGTGCCTCGTGTTTGGCCGGGTCGTAGGCCGCGGCGGTGGCGGCCAGGTCGGCCTCGGAGAACGCCACGGCCTGGCCGCTCATCGCCGTGTGGCGACCGCGGCGGAAGATCTGGAGGGGGACGGCGGCTGAGGTGGGCGCAGTGGCGGCAGGCATGCTGGGCATCGTGCCGGCCGCATGAGCGCTCAGCCAGTGTGTGGCGGCACACCCCCCGGGGCCGGTCCCCATCCGGCTGGGCAACCTCCCCCGACACCCGAACCCGCTCACCAACGCGTTTTAACGGGGGACTAACGCGGCTGTCACTGGGTGGCCTGTGGGGTGGTAGCCCGGGACCTTCAAAAACGCTCCTGAGCCCGATTCTCCAAAACGCGCCATCGGCACCCCGACGGCGCCCGGATCAGCCCTTGCCGGCCAGCTTCTCGGCCGTGCGCATGCCGCCGACGCCCAGCAGCGTACCGAGCACCGGCAGCATCTGATTGAGGTCCGCTCCCGCCAGGCCGGCCACCGGGCGGCCGAGCAGGGCCGCGCCGATGCTGATGAGGGGGATCACCAGCCAGTTCAGCGCACAGCAGGCCACGCACAGCCAGCCCAGCGCTGGGCGCCAGCGGGTGCGGATCCAGGCGCGCGCCTCGTCGGCGGGCGGGGTCAGGTCGGTGGCGGTCTCGGTGGGGGTGGTCATCGCGCCGTCAGGTAGTCGTTGAGGTCGGCCAGGATCGCGGCCTGCTCGGCCGGGTAGAGGGTGCGGTCGGGGCGCACGGGCAGGAAGGGGCGCGCGGGGATGTCGCCCCACAGGTGCGGGAACTCGCTCTTCTTGCCGCCGAACTGCTGGATGGCGGCGTAGACCGGCGAGGCGCTCACGGTCACCTCGCCGGCGCCGGCCTGGTGGTGGATCTGCGTCTCCAGGGCGTGGCTCTCGCCGATCAGCGGGCGCTTGCTGGCCAGGCGCCTGGCTCCACGGGCATTGAGGCCGCCGTCCTTCTTGCGCCCGCTGCTGCCGATGCGCGCGGCCACGATGGCCAGCGTCGCCGCGCTGTTGGGCGCCCAGCGCTTGCCGTCCGGCGCGGTGCTGGTGCCGAAGCGCCGCTTGGCCCGGTCGACGATGCCCTCGCCGATCTCGGCCATGACCGGCCGCAGGTTGCCAATGCGCGACTGCAGGCGCCGCAGCTCGGCCAGGACGGCCGCATCATCGACGGTGATCGTGAAGGGGGTCATGGCGCTCAGGCCTGGGCGGCCTGCTCGCAGGCCAGCACGCCCACGCCGGTGATCAGCAGCCGGTAGCCATCACGGCGCACCTGGCCCAGTTCCACCAGCACGGCCAGGGCAAAGGCGCAGTCCTCGCCGCAGGCGTCCTTCAGGCTGCGCTCGGTCACCCAACCCTGTTCGGGTCGGGCCTCGCGTTCGCGGTACAGGCAGGCCAGCACAGATTGGCGCAGGCGGGCATTCGTGTGATCTTGGGGTGGCATGGTGGGGCCCTTGGCGTTAATATCCCGACGGTGAGCGGTTGTTTCCAATGGGAATGGTTGGGGGCCTTCGGGTGACCATGATCCGGTTCGAATCCGGCGCCGCTCACGCCTTCAGTTTCACGTAGCGGGCATCGGCGGCCAGGTTGTCTGGCGCGACCAATCCCCCCGTGCGGATGAAGTTTGACGTGATGCGCAGGCGCGCACCGTCGAAGCGGCCCTTCTCGTTGTAGTTCACGCGAACGAGCACCTTGCCCACCTCGTTGAAGACGCTCAGGGCGTAGACGATGGCCTGATCGCCGGTATCCAGATAGGGTGTCGCCGACGCCAGCAATGCCGGCAGGTCGCGCCAGACATCAGCCGGGATGATCGCTGCCCTTTCCTCCTTTGTGGCGCGCAGCGCATGTGCCAGCTCATGATCACGCAGCCACACCGCTGCGTTGTCGAGTACCACGCCACGGTGGGCCAGGTCGGCCACCGTGTCCGGCGCGACAACACGCGCGAGCAAGGTTTCCCCCCGGGGCGGCTCCCGCCGTGCCATCCGCTCGACCATGTCGGTCCACGCCAGCCGGCGCTCCATGGCCAAAGCGGGCTCCAGCACGATCGCCATCTGCGCACCAATCGGCGCATCGAGCTTGATCAACTTGTCATTGATCAGCTCCTGCAGCGGCCGTGTGGCGCTCGCCCCCGGCGCGTAGTCAAACCCCTTGTCGATGCCCACCGGCGCACCGGTCTTGGGGTCGGGGGCATCCCAGCCCGCGGGCGGCTCGGTGGCCGCGCCGGCCGGCGGCCGGGCACGCGCACGGATGCGGCAGCGGCAGCCCCAGCCGTTGGGCGGGAAGTGCGCTTGCCAGAATGCGTGCTCGACGGGCAGCGTCAGCCCGTTCCACGCCGCATGCTGGGGCCGCGGGTGCAGCACGCTGTCGCTGTGCACGTACTCCCAGAAGGGGTGACTCTCCCGCATGGCCGGGTCGGTCAACTGGCGGTGGCGCCCGGCCGCGTAGCTGGTGGCCAGGTTGGTCTGGTAGATCACCCGCGTGCGCCAAGCCACGCCCGCCCGGCTGCCCTCGCCCGTCCACCCCGTCCAGCCGGTGCGGGCGACGGTGGCGCCGAAGTCCTTGCGGAACTGCTGCAGCGTGCCGCCGGCCGCGGCCTGGAGCACCGCGGCGTGCAGGTCAGCCAACAGATCCGCCTTGCCGGCGCCGGCCACGATGAAGGCGCGGTCGTGGGCGCTGCGCTGGATGTCATCCCACCGCTCGGTCGGCAGATTGAGCTTGGCTTTGAAGAACGCCAGCTGCTCGGCGAACGGCGTGCCAAAGCCGAAGGCCTGGTCAGGCACGGCCGGTCTCCTCACGCACGGCAGCGAGCCCCTTGAGCTCGGCCAGCGCAAACGCCGCCTCCATCACCCGCACCAGGTCGGCGCTGTCGAGCGAGCCGTAGGCCGCCGCGAGCGCGCCCTGCAGCTCGCCGAAGTCGGCCGCCCGGTCCACGATGGCGCGCACCTGGTCCACCATCGTCTGCCAGGCCGGCACACCGGCTGCCTCCAGCCGCTGGGCGTCGGCGGCCGTCGGGTCCCCCGGGTCAGCCGCCTCGGCGAACGCCGCCGCGGCAACGTCGGCCGGTGCGGCACCTGGTTGTAACGCGAGCGGGTTGGCGGCCGGGTCGGTGGGCGCGGTGCCCTCGGGCTTGAGGTCACCCTCCTGGTAGCCGTACTCGCGCACCCAGTAGGCGTTGGTGAACCGGGCCCCGGCGTCGTAGTTGCTCTTGTCGCGGCTGGCCTGGGTGAGGTCGCGGGCCTCCTGATCCCACATCTCGAACGTGGGCGGCTCGGCGCCAGGCCAGTTCACCTCGCAGGTCCAGCCGATCAGCTGGTTGACCGCCTCGCAGACCATGTCCGCGTCCCCGTCGCGCAGGTCTGCGGCCACGTCCTGGCCGGCATGCGCGCTGGCTTTGTTGGCGCTGGCCTCCACGGTCTGGTTGGTGCCGGTCAGCACGATGCTGATCTCGCCGCGGCAGTACATGACCAGGCGCTCGTAGAGGTCGGCACTGGCTGCCTTGCCGGCCATCTCCACCAGCTCGGCGCTGCCGTCGTCGGGCAGCACGGCCACGCCGTCCTGCACCAGCTGCGTCAGGGCGTCCAGCACCTCGCCGCGCTCCTTGTCGCTCGCGCCGCGGGGCAGCTTGCCCACAGCGAAGGCCGAGCCGAACTTCTCCGCGAAGGTCAACCAGAAGCGCAGGCCGCCGCGCTTGAAGGTGGTGGGCCAGAAGCACAGCGCCAGGTCGGCCAGGCCGTAGGGGTTCTGGTAGGTCGGGTCCTGGCGCGGCAACAGGAATTTGCGCGCCGGCAGCAGCTCGCCCTCGAAGGGCTGGCTGCGGGTGCGCATGCGCAGCTGGTTGTCGGTGTCGAACACAAACCACTCGGGCGGCTTGGCCTGCACGTCCACCGGCACGGTCAGCCCGCCCGGGCCGCGCGCCCAGCTCACCTCCATCGGCGCGTAACCGTACAGGCCGGCCTCCTGCGCCTGGCTGATGATGCGGCCCAGCGGCAGTGCGCTGAACACTTCGTCCACCGCCTTGTGCACCCGTGCCGCCGCCTTGCCGCGCTGCACGGCCCACTCCATCGCGCGCAGCGCCGCCTTGCGCCGTCGGATGCAGGCGCCCACGTGCGGGTCACGCGCGATGGCGCGGTAGGTGGAGATGTCCTTGCCCTGTTCCTTGAGGATGGGGTCGGGGTTGGGCAGCAGCGAGCCGATGACACTGAAGTCCAGCGCCAGGGCACGGGTGGCGATGTCGGGGCCGATCAGGCGGGTGGGCAGGGTGGTGTCACTCATGAGCCGTAGCCTCGAAAGTCGATGCGGTTGCGCGTGCGCCCGGGGGCCGGGCGGCTGGCGACGGCCACGCTGGCCAGGCCCGAGGTGGCCGCCATCCACAGCATGTGCAGGGCGTCCGGCCCGTCGTCGTGGTCCGCCATGGGGAAGTGGCGCAGCTGGTCGATCAGCGTCACCTGGCTGGGGTGCAGGCGGATGAGACCGTTCTTGACGTGCGGCTGCAGCGTCTCGATGCGCAGCAGCTTGTCGGCAATGGGCTGCACCGCGCGCGCCGGCACCGGGATGCCCAGGGCGGCCGAGCGCTTGACCAGCTCGCTGCGCAAAAACTCCTGAAACTGAACCGTCTCCACCACCCACAGCACGCAGCGGTACTCCTGCTGCAGGGCGATCACGTCGCTGATGATGCGGTCGGGCAGGCGCTTGCGGATGCCGGCCTCCACCACGTCGAGTACGCCCGTCTCGCGGTTCAGACCGCCCACCAGCAGCGCGGAGGGGTCGCGCCCCGCGCCGGCCTTGCCCAGCGAGGGGTCGCAGGCACCGTAGAAGATCCACTCGCGCAGGCGGTTGACCCAGAAGGTGATGATCCCGGCAAAGGGCGCGGCATCCCCGGCCACCGG